GGAAAGGACCATAATTAACTATAGGAGAATAAATTATGGGAAATCGAAGATTAAGTCGTAAAAGACTTTTCCAAGTTGAGAAGGCTGGATTAAAAATTAGTACTGACACCATGGCAACTGGTGCTGGAATTTCAGGCGCTATTGTATCAGCATCTCAACATAGACAAGGACAAGAAATTATTACAGAGATTGCTGTAGATCTTGGTGCTTCTGCCCCAGCTATTATTGGTGGTGGTGGTTTGGCTGGAGCGATTGGAACAGCAACAACAGACTCACAAGTTGCTAGATTAACTCACGCCAACTTTGGAATTGTAACTGAGGTTAGAGCAATTTGTGTTGAAGATTGTTCTCGAGATGTTGATGTTCTTTTGTCAACAGATGCTAACTTGGCCCAAGACGCTACTGTTTCAACAGGTGTTCAATCAGTTTTAACTGCTGGTGGTGCCAATAAAAAGGGAGCGGATGGTAGTTACGCATTTGACACAGGTGCTGTTTACAGCATTTATTTTGCCGATGGAGATACTACGGGTAACACAGCTGCTATTAATGATGGAAAGTATATTATTTACGTTCACGGGTTTGAAGCCCCTGCTGACTTATAGGAGGTGTTACTATGGGTGTAAAAAGACTATCAAGAGGAAAACTCTTTAATACAGAAAAATTAGGAACAAATGTTCTAGAAAACATTGGTGTTTCCGGTGGTATGAAAGATGCCATCGTATCTGCCACACAACATCGCGAAGGATTTAAGGTTGTAACAGATATAGTTGTAGACCTAGGAACTTCTAAAACCACAGTTAAATCTCCTGGTGTAACCGAAAATCATGCGGTAGGAACACTTAATGATTCAGGCACAGCAGAGGTTTCTTACCTTTGTAAATTGGATGCTAGTGTTTTTGGTGTTGTATCGGTTGTTGAAACTGTTTGTTTAGAAGCGCCAACCGATGGTGTTCTAGAAGGCGCAAACGCTTACAAACTCTTGGCTGGCAATGCAGTTGGGAAAATAGGTGGAGCTCCTGGTGCAACTGTGGCATTTTCAACTCATCTTACTATTGGAACTGCTAAAGGCAAGCACGATACAGCTAGCGTAAATGGCGGTACTTTTACCGCCAATGCATTAGATGATAAATATCTTTACATTGTTGCTGGATCTGCTGCTGGTACTACTGTTGGTGCTGCTGTTGGTAGAATTGCAGTTAGTGCAGACAACTTTAATGTCAATCAACTTGAAAACGGAAAGACTAGAATAATTGTTGTCGCTACTGATGGAACTGTTATTACAGGTACAGCGGACTCATCAGTCGATAGAGCAGATTCTGGTGCTGGATTGGTTGGCAATGCAGCTAAAATTGGTATCCAAGATGTAACTACCGCTGCACATCTTGCTGAAGCAATTGCTAGTGGCTTTCATGCCCACCCTAAATTATCTGCTGTTGTTGAAAATACGTCAGAAGTTAAGTTCACACAGGTCGGCGCTGGTGTTGATGGAAATACAGCAATTGCTGTTGTTAATGGTGTTAGCGCCGCAGGTGCTGCATTAACGTTGGCTGCTACTGTAACTGATTTTGCAGGTGGAACAACTGCTGGAACTTCAACTGCGATGACTGCTGGTAAGTTTCTAATCAGAGTTGAGGGTTTCTTGGCTCCAGACGATCTGTAGTATTAAACCTATCAATCCATGCCCTTCCTTGTGAGGGGCTTTTTTATTTGTAAATTACTAATTATTCTATAAATTTAAGGAGATTATTATGTCTGGTAGACGAAGAATGATGGCGATGAAGAAACTTGCTGAGGCAGAAGCCGCTAAAGCTGCTGAGGAAGCAAAGAAAAAAGCTGAACTCGAAAAGAAAAAGAAAGCTGAAGCCGCAAAGAAAAGAAAACTTGCTGCTGATAAGAAAAAGAAAGCACAAGAAAGCAAAGCCTCCGAATAGAGGCTTTCTCTTTATCTAAACTATTTAGGTATGACACGGAGGACAATGAATGTCATTACCAACCTTAACACCAACATCTCAAACATCGGCAATCATATTGCCCATCACAGGAACGATAACAAATGTTGCTGATGCCTGTCCCATGGGAGTTTACACAGGTTCCGTTGAATTTCTTACGGGCGCACTACAGCAAGTTAAATATACATTTAAAAGATTAGGTGGTGACGTTTTAGATATTGAACTCACAGAGCAGAATGTCTACGCCAATTATGAAGAAGCAGTTCTCGAGTACTCTTACATCTTAAATCAACATCAAGCAAAAAATATTCTCGGCTCAGCTCTCGGAGGAACTACAGGGTCTTTTGATCACAAAGGCGAGATAACTAGCGGGCCTCAGAATGTTCAACTTAAATATCCAAAGCTTAATTTTGAAATTGCTTTCCAAATGGGCAACAAATTTGCAACAGAAGCCGGAATTGGTGGAGAGCAAACAATCTACTCTGCGTCGTTTGATACAGTTGCCGATAAGCAAGACTATGACCTTCAAAGTATTGTTTCAGCATCTGCTGTTAATTCTGATAACAGCGCTTATCCATTCTATAATAAGATCGGAGACAAGAGAATTAAGATCCGACAAGTTTATTATGTTACTCCTCGACAGATGTGGAGATTCTATGGCTACTATGGCGGTCTTAATGTTGTTGGCGATTACCATACTTATGGTCAATACGCTGATGATTCAACTTTTCAAGTTATCCCAGCATGGCAGAACAAGTCTCAAGCTATTGCATACGAAGACCATCTATATACAAGAACGTCGCACTATAGTTATGAAGTTATTAACAACAAGCTAAGAATTTACCCTATTCCTGATAACGTCTCTCCGGAGAAATTCTGGTTTAGATTCACAGTTGATGATACAGACATTTGGGAAGATGAGAATAATGGTGGAGAAGATGGTGTCAACAACATGAATACTCTCCCATTTGAAAATATTCCATATGAGAACATTAACTCAATTGGTAAACAATGGATTAGAAAATTTGCGCTTGCACTCTCCAAAGAAACTCTTGGCCAGATACGTGGAAAGTTTGGTGGAAACGTGCCGATTCCTGGGGAAAATGTGAGCTTAAACGCCTCCGATCTTCTCTCACAGGCTAAGGCAGAACAGGACGCTCTTCGCGAAGAATTAACAAAGATTCTTGACGAATTAACGTATAATAAATTACTTGAAACAGACAAGGCCATGATTGATAGTGCCAAGGCAATTGTTACAGAGTCACCATTAAAAATATTTGTAGGGTAATTGAATGTCAGAAGATAATAAGTGGAAAAAACCCGGCTCACCTCCTCCTCCAATGTTCTTTGGGAAGAAGGAAAGAGACCTTGTTAAGCAGGTTAATGATGAAATAATTGAAAGAGTTGTTGGCCAACAAATTTTATACTTTCCAATTGACATAGAGCATACAAATTTTCATCCATTATATGGAGAGGCAATAGAAAAAACATTCCTTCCACCTGTAAGGGTTCACGCTCTTGTTGAGTTTCAAGGTATTGAAACAGTAGGTTTGGAAAATGTATACTTAGATAAGTCTACAAAAATAAAAGTTAATTTTCACAAACGAAGATTGACGGAAGATCAAAACTTATTTGTTAGAGAGGGTGACTTTGTAAGATATGGTGAAGTTTTTTATGAGATTGTAAAACTTATAGAGCCAAAATTGCTGTTTGGACAAGTCGAACACAGATTTGAAATTCAAGCAGAGTGCATAAGATCAAGGGATGGGTTGTTTAATGCCGAATAAAGTAATAGAATTACAACCTTCAACTATCGAAACGATAGACGTAGGCATTTATAAGTTTGTTGATGAGACTTTATCTCTTCACACAACGACAAATGAAGGTTTCAAAAAAGTTCCTGTTCTTTGGCTTGGATCTGAAAGGGCTCATCAAATAAAAAACAACAAAGATATACGTGATAGCGTTGGTAAAATTAAGCTTCCTCTTATTTCGATTAATCGTGATTCAGTTGTAAAAGATCCAAACTTTAAAGGGTCATTTCAAGCACACATCTTCGAAGAGGCAGATTATAAGGGCGGTGCAATCACAAGAGTGCGCAGAATACAGCAAGAGAAAACTAGAAACTTTGCAAACGCAGACTTTGCACGTGGTGTTAAGAATGCAAAAGATACCGGTAGGAGTAACAATAAAAAAATTGTTTATGAATATTTAACATCTCCTATACCAACTTATATTACTGTAATGTATAACGTTGTACTTAGGACGGAATATCAACAGCAAATGAACGATTTAATGACTCCTTTTATTACAAGAACAGGTCAAATAAATTCTTTCCTATTTTCTGAAGATGGGCATCGTTATGAAGCTTTTATAGAACAAAATTTTTCAGAGAATAAAAATGTTACAAATTTAAATCAAGATGAAAGAATGTTTGAGACAAAAATAACGATAAAAGTGCTTGGATATTTAATTGGTGAAGGAGTTAACAGAGAAAAGCCTCAAATAACAATTAGAGAAAATGCTGTTGAAGTTAAGATATCTAGAGAAAGAGTTATTACTGGTGATCAAGCACCTTGGAAAAAGAAAGACAAGGGCTATAGAGAATAGTTTCTTTTGAATTATAAACATACTATTTACTTGAGAATAATAGTTTTAAGGAGAATTTTAATGCCTAGCAAATTTGATTTTATATCACCCGACATCGTTTTGCGAGAAGTCGATCAGAGTCAATTACCCACAATACAGGATGTATCAGATCCTGGTGTTGTGATTATCGGACAATCCAGCTTTGGACCGTCTATGAAGCCTATCAGAGTTGACTCTATCCTCAAACTTGAAGAAACTTTCGGCGAACCAAAAGATGGAAGCGACAGTGCAAATGACATATGGAGAAGTGGCAACAATCAACTACCACAATATGGACTTTTCGCCGCAAAAGCGTGGCTATCCACAAATATATCACCAGTAACATTTATAAGGCTATCCGGTGAAGACTCACCAACTCAAGGAGGCGGATATGTTTCTGCTGGCTGGAACACCGGTGAAGGTATTAATGCTGCCGCTGCTAGCAATTCATCTGCTTATGGTCTTTTTGTGTTACCTTCTGCCTCAGCAGGAACAACAACAGGTACTCTGGCAGCGATTATATATGCCAAAAATGCTGCTCTTTCTTTAACGGGTACAATTGCAGGAACGGCTTCGACAACGACTTCATCCGCTGGGGTGTTTATAAACTCTGATGCCACTCAAGCATCTTTTGGGGGCTTTGAGCTTCAAATTGACGACGGCACCACGACTACTACAAAAAAATTCCATTTAGACTCATCAAATCAGAATGGTTTCATTCGTGATGTTTTAAATACCAATCCACAATTGATTAACGCAGTAAATGTTGGCACAACGGAAAAGTATTTCTTGGGTGAAACTTTTGAGACTGAAGTTTTTGAAACCCTCACCACCGCAGCGTCCGCTAGTGCCGGTAAACAAGTGGGTATATTGTTGCCTTTGGCTTCGGGCTCTTATGCTGCAAATAATCTCGCAGATCACAACAGAGAAGCAGCACCAGCAAAAACTGGGTGGTTTATCTCTAGAGATCCTTCACCGAAAACAAGCAATTCAGGGTGGGAATCTACCGATATGAAAAAGCTATTTCGCTTAGTTTCTCTTCATGATGGTAAAGATTTTCAAGACTGTCACTCTGTAAGAATAAAAGATCTAAAACTTGGAACTACTAGTAATCCTGATTCTACTTTTACGGTTGAAATTGTTAATCACAAAAGTGGAGACGGAGAACAATTTTCAAATTGTAATCTTAACGAATCCTCAGACAACTTTATTGGAAAGAAAATTGGAGATCAATTTTTAGAATGGGTTGATGCATCAGAAAAGTATGTTCTTAAAGGGGACTATGAAAATAAATCAAATTTAGTTCGCGTAGAGATGGCATCAGATTGGAAAGCTGGTATTGATGATGAATATGCGATTCCTTTTGGGTTTTACGGACCAGCTAAGCTAAAAGGCTTTACAATGACATCTGGATCAGCTGGTCTCAATGCAGGGTCAACAACTGCTTATGTCGTTTCCCCAAGTGCATCCGCAATTTATGCTGGTCATGATGCACCATCTCAATTTGTTTATATGGTTTCTGACGTGACTGCCTCTATAGTATATCCTGAATTTAAACTAACCACAGAAAATACAAACGGAGCAAAAAATTATCCAAACACTGAATATTTTGGCGTCAGACAAAGCAGAAGCACTTTAGAAGAAAGCAGTATTATGGCCGTCGACGATTATAGGGATTTAGCATTTCCTTTGGGTAACGACTTGGACATTCACGTTCCGGAAGTTAATGCTAACATAAACTCTTCTCTAGAGGTTAGTTTTATCTTTACATTAGATGAAATTAAGCAAGACTCCACAGATACTACAAAGTTCTATTATGCGGCCGGTTCTCGAGCGAATGGTACTTCTTATACAACTACAAATGGAACCTCCGCTTTAATCTCTCAAAAAGTCAAGCAATTTGCCGCTCCTTTCTTTGGAGGGACAAATGGTGTTGATATTACTTTAACAGATCCATTTTCTTCCGTTAGTGGACAGGCAATCACCAATTCAACTACAAAAACGAAACACTACGCCCATTACAGCGTTGAAAAAGCAATTGACATGATTAAAGATCCAGAAATCATAGAATATGATGTTGTCGCTGTGCCAGGCTTAGTTAACACAAGTCTTCGTAAACTTTTGATTAGAAACACTGAAGCGCGTGGTGATGCTTTGGCAATTGTCGACCCTTCTTCTGGCTTCAAGCAGACTTTTGAAAACAATGGTAGTATAGCAGTCGGAGACGTTTCCACTGCTGTTACTGATATCGAAACAAATCTTTTAACTTTAGATTCAAGCTACGCAGCATGCTATTACCCACCGGTCAAACTTGGCACTCCTCATCAAAAAGCTAGAATGCCTTCTTCTGTAGTTGGTATTGGTGTTGTTGCTCAAAGTGAGCAAGCATCTGGTGCGCCTTGGTTTGCCCCAGCTGGTTTTAATCGTGGTGGAATATCCACTCTTGGTGGGGCTTCTGGTATAAAAGTTGCTAGTTCTGTTGAAACTCTAAACAAAGCAGATCGAGATGATCTATATCAAGCAAACATTAATCCAATCGCTAGATTTCCAAACGAAGGGTTGGTCGTATTTGGTCAAAAAACCCTCCAGCAAACCCCATCTGCTTTAGATCGTGTGAATGTTCGTCGCCTTATGATCTATCTCAAAAAGCGTATTGGAGCTGTTGCGCGCACAATTTTATTTGATAATAATCTTAATGCAACTTGGAATCGATTTAAATCAGATGCTGAACCTATTCTCATCGATGCTCAGTCAAGATTTGGTATTTCAGAATTCCAACTTATACTCGACGAGACAACAACAACACCAGACTACATTGATCGTAATATCTTATATGCTAAAGTTTTTATCAAGCCCGCATATGCAATTGAGTTTATTGCAATCGATTTCAATATTACACGCTCCGGAATTGAGTTCTAAACTATTTACTGTATTATAGGAGATTTATACAATGGCATTTTGGTCAACAGGACAAACAGAACCTAAAAGGAATTTCAGATTTCAAGTTCAAATAACAGGGCTTTCTAGTCAGGGGGCACCATCAGACATTATTTGGTGGGCTAAGTCTGTGACAACACCTTCCTTCGAAGTTAGCTCCACAGAGCATGATTACTTGGATAATAAATATTATTTCCCCGGGAGAGTGACCTGGAATGATGTTAGTTTGACAATGGTTGACCCTATTAGTGTTGACGCTGTTAAGCTCACAAATAAGCTTCTCGAGAACGCCGGATATACAGTTAAAACAAGTGAAACCGATGTAAAGACTATGTCTAAAAAACAAGCGAAGGATACAGCTATTAAAGGTTTTAAAATTATGATCTATGATGCAGCCCACACAAACGGAACTCCTATTGAAACTTGGACGCTAAACAATGCTTTCATTACAAGCGCAAAATATGGAGATCTAGACTATTCTAGTGATGACTTAAGAACTGTGGAGATTACTGTAAAGTATGATTGGGCAACTTGTGAACAACAAGGTAATGAATCTCAATTTAGTTTTGGAACCCCATGAACTGTAGTACTATAGGGGGAAATGAATGACCAACAAACCCTTTTGGAGCACAGGCAGAACAGAACCGCTAAGAAAATTTAGATGGAAAGTCTTTATACAGACTCGAGACGATGATAAAACAAACATATGGTTTGCTAAATCTGTACAGCAACCAGCAGTTGAGTATAGTCTTACAGAAGAACAATTATTAAACTTTAAAGTTACATATGTTGGCATTGTTGATTGGAAGCCAATTGAAGTTACTTTGATTGATGTTGGCGATCAAGGTATTAAGTATTTCCAAGAATTGACTTCACACAGAGCTCAAACATTTGCGCAACCGAGAAGAGGGCGTCAATTAAAAGACTTGAGGATTGTAAAATATAATTCCGAAGGTAATCCATTAGAAGAATGGACTTTTAAAAGACCATATATTAAATCAGCAGACTTTGGTGAATTGAGTTATGAGTCTGATGATTTAATTGAAATAAAACTAGGTATTGCTTATGACTCAGCACACTTGGGAAAACCAAACAAACAATAACACGAGGTATAAATGAGTAGAAACAAAGACAGACTCGGAGGACACACTCCGGTCCCAGCAGAGGCTCCACAGCCGGCAGAAAAAGCTTTTGACCCTTTAAGCTTTGTAGCTCCAACAGAATTTGTTGAGCTTCCATCAAAAGGAAATTATCCCGTGGGCCACCCACTCCATGGAGTTGAAGTGCTAGAGCTTCGTTATATGACAGCGAAAGAAGAAGATATTCTATCTTCTCAAACGCTTCTTAAAAAAGGAATCGCAATTGAAAGAATGCTCCAGTCACTAATTGTTGATAAAAGTATAAACGCACAAGACATGTTGGTTGGCGATAGAAACGCATTGGTTATCGCGGCAAGGATCTCAGGATATGGTGCTCTTTATCAAACTCAAGTAACTTGCCCTTCTTGTGGTTCTAGAACACAATTTGACTTTGATCTGAACAATAGATTAATTAAAGAGTCTGAAACGAGCGAACCTCTTTCATTGGTGATACTTGAGAATGGAAACTTTTCTTGTAAGATGCCTTTTTCAAAGTTTAATATCGAGTTTAAGCTTCTCGACGGGAAAGATGAACAGATGCTAACAAAGTTAGCCACCGACAAAAAGAAAAGGAAAATGGTCGAAACTGTTTTGACAGATCAATTCAAAACTATGATTGTTGCAATTGAAGGCCACAAGGACAAGTCAATTATATCAAAATATGTTGATAATATGCCAACTTTAGACTCTAGACACCTCAAAGCTTGCTATAAGCTAGCTGC